GCAACACAGCTAGGTAATCGTATGTTTGGTGCTGGTACTCAAGGGCTTAGGGTTGGTGGTGAGGCTCTAGGTGGTTCAGCAGATTCTGGTATGATGAGTCCAGATGGTTATGGTTTTGCTAGGGCTTTTGCACAACAAGATGCTATGGATCGTAGCAATTCTTTTGAGCAGGCACAACGACAACGTGAGCGTGAGATTGCTATTGGTCAAGGCATGTTCAGTCAAGGTCAAGGCATGGATGCTAATGCTATGGCTATGATAGGGCTAGGTGGTGATCTAGGTTCACAGCAATCGGCAGCTAACAACAATGCTATGCAGAACTATCTTAGTGGACAGAGTGCGGCAGCAGGTTATACAAAAATGCGTGGAGATGCACAGGCTGGTGGCATAATGGGACTAGGGAGTGGACTCAATAGTATGCTGGGTGGTTCTCCACCTACAGTACCAACCTCTCAATACATGGCAACGCCAACAGGTCAGAATAGAATGGCAAGTTACAATTCTATGGGCAGTGGTGGTATGTACCCTAATAGCTATAGCGCACCTACATATTCTCAGTATGCAAATACTCCTCAAGGTCAGAATAGAATGGCAAGTTATAACAGTATAGGGAACCTAGGATCATGGTCTAGGGGTGGCGGAACTACAGCAGCCACTACTACTCCTAGATACTCTGATAATATGTATGCAATGTTCCCTAGGAGATAATTATGGCTAGTGATATAATGAGTTTATTTGGTATGGATCCTAATGTGATCCAACAGAATCGTGTACAGAGTGGTGTTGATGCTGCTGCTCGTATGAATCCAGAGTTTGCTATTGGTGCTGCTGGTGGGCAGATGATGGGGTCTGGCCTTAGTTCTCTATTTGGAATGGAGTCTCCTGAGATGGCACAGGCTGCTAGCGTACAGAGGGGTATGCAAGGGGCTGACCTAACCACTGTTGCTGGTTTACGTGCTGCTGCTCAGAAGTTAATGATGAGTGGTGACTACGCTCAAGCTATGGCTCTACATTCAGAGGCTCGTGATATGGAAGCTGCTACTAATGTAGCTCCTAAAGTGACAGGGTTTAAGACTTACGTTCTTGGGGATGGTTCTGAAGTTCAAGGGGCTTTAGTCAATGGCGTACCTTCTATGCGTCAAGGTGGAGCATGGGTTCCAATGCCTGAATCTGCTCAAGCTAAAGTTAATGATCCTAGAGTTGGTAGTATGACAGGAATGGATCTTGAGACAGCTCTTTTAGCTATGAATAAAGCAGGATGGGGCAACAGTATTACTGAAGCTGGTCTTGATAGGGATGATATGAACAGTGCTGGTCGTTGGGTTGCTAAAAGAACAAACGAGTTAGAGACTACCATGCCACAGAATGATGCTATACTGATGGCTATGGACGAAGCTAAGGCTTTAATAAAAACTGATACTGGTATTTTTCGAGACACAGTAACATTCTCTCCTGAAGGTACTCCTGCTCCAGCCACTAAGTCAGGTACTTATGGGACACCTGTAGGAACTGTAAAAGATGGTTATGAATTTACAGGTGGCGATGATTCTGTTGCATCTAATTGGAAACAAGTAGGGAGTTAGTATGGCTGTTTTAAAACCTTGGGAACAAGTAGTTGCTAGTCAAGCTGCTTCAACAGAAGAGCCTAAGTTAAAGCCTTGGGAACAAGTGGCTACTGGTCAGAATCCTGTAGAGGAAGAGACTTCCTTTGTTAAGGGCTTTGTTGAAGCTCCTAGCCTTGAAGGAAACATTGCTGACATTATTACTGCCTATACAGGAATGGGTTTTGATGTTAATTATCGTGACGAGGATGGTTATGGCCTAGGATTTACATCATTAGACGAGAAGTATGGTAGTGGATTTGCTGATGCTTCTGTTGATGAACGTAGAGAGATGATTAAAAAACAACGTGCTCGTCAATTACAAGAGGAGTATGGCGATGTTGAAGGTAGTACTTTTGGTAACATTTTAGGTTCCTTAACTAGTCCAACTACTGCCTTGCCTGTAGGTGCTACATATAAGGGCATGGCTACTATTGGTGGGGCTATAGGAGGAAGCTTCTCAATAGCGGATCAGCTAGCACAGAAGGGTGAGGTAGATCCTCTGGAAGCTGGCGCACATACATTAGCTGGTGCAGTGTTAGCTCCTGTTGGTGGATATGCTTTCACTAAAGTAGCTCAAGGAATTAAAGCAGTTACCCCTACTAAGATTGCTGTTAAAAGTGCTAACAAATCATTAGATGACTTTGACACCTTAGTGTCTCATAACGTAGCTAATGGAGTTGACTTAGACTCAGCAAGAATCTCTAGTATGCAGCGTCTAAAACTAGAACCATCAGATATAGAAAATGCTTACTCGCTAACTAATAGAAAGCCAATGGAGTTCACTAAAGAAACTGCTGCTAACATGGTGGATGATGTTGAGAAAGCCTCGGCTGGTGCTAGGTTTATAGAGAGTATCTCTTCACGAATTAAAGAGGCTTCACCTAAAGTATGGAATGTTCTAGTAGATTATGAAAGAAAGTTAGTAAGAGAAACTGCTGCTCGTAAAAAGGTAGGTGAGCCTTTCCTTAGAGAGTTAAATAAGTACTCAAGAAAAACTAAGTCTGCTATTAATAATCGACTAGTGAATGGTGACTACGATGGGGCTAAAAAACTACTAACAAAAGGAGGCTCTAAAGAGTTAGACAATCTTAAGAAGATGCTTATTCAAGATGGCATAAAACTAAAGTCAATTGTAAAGGGTAAGTTCAAACCTAATAAAGATTACTTCCCACGTAGGGTTAAGGATATAGAAGGTCTAAGAAAAGAGTTAGGGAGATCTGATCCAAATGCTGCAGGTATTCTAAGTAAAGCTTTAGAAAAAGCAAGGGTGGCTGCAGACTTAAAGTATGTGACAGATCTTCCTGAAGAGACTGTAACAAAGATTGCTGCTCAAGTTTTTAACACCCCTCTTGAGAAAGTTGTTGGAGGAGCTAAGGCTGCTCGTAGTGTTACTGAAGTTCCTGAAAACTTAATGAAGTATTATGACGATGCTGCAGATTCTTTACTGAGCTACGTTGAGTCTACTACTAGGACGTTTGAGAAGAGTGATCTTCTAGGTGCATCTGACTTATTAAAAGCAGGTACAGAGGATACCAGTTCTCTGCTGTACAAGACCCTAGGCGATGAAGCTGCGAGAGGTCGTATGAGTGCTAAACAGCAGTCAGAAGTTAGAGATCTAATTAGGGCTAGGTTCACAACAGGTGAGCAAGCTATGAACAGTACTTATAGTTTTATAAAAGACCTTGGTTACATGGCTACTCTAGGTCAGTTAAGGTCTGCTGCTACTCAGATAAAGGATCTAGGTACGTCTGCTTATCTTCACGGAGTAATGCCCACTATAAAAGGTGCTCTTAATTTAAAGAGTGATAGGTTAGAGAAAACTGGTTTAGTCGATATTATATCTTCGGAGATGTCAACTAGCAAAGGGACAACAAAGATTCTTAACGGAGTTCTAAAGCTTAGTTTGTTTAAGGCTGTGGATAGATTCGGTAAGAGAACTTTGTTAGAAGCTTCTACTATTAAAGGTAAGGCGCTGGCCTCTTCCCCTAAAGGAATTGAAAAGCTTCGTAAGAAATATGGTGAGGCTTATGGGGATGATTTTGATAGCCTAGTTTTAGGTCTTAAGAATGGTGTAGATGATGATCTTACAGACCTCTATAGGTTCCATGAGATCTCAGAGACTCAGCCAGTGTCTATGCTAGAACTTCCTGAGATGTATTTAAAGCATCCTGATGGTCGTATACTGTATGCTCTCAAGTCTTTTGCATTGAAGCAGTTAACTCTATTGCATAACGATGTAGTCAAGGAAGCTAGGTCTGGTAACAAGTTAGGGGCTACTAAGAATGCTCTTAAGTATGCTGCTTTTGTAGGCATTGCTGGTGGTACTGTTGATGAAGCTAAGGATGTAATGAGTGGGGAATCTTTTAATGTAGAAGATATTCCTGATAACGTGCTAGCTAATATAGTAGGTCTGTTCTTTGTTAACAAGTATTCTATTGGTGATATTAAGAAGGGTGACTTCTCTTCCTTTGCTGGAGGGTTGGTTACTCCCCCGCTATCCATTCCAGAGGCTGCTATCAAAGACATTGTTAGGTGGAACAAGGGCGTACCTCTAGATGAAACACTGTGGCCTGTAAACTTGCTAAAGGTTATGCCTGTAGTAGGTAATGTGCTATACAACTGGGTTTTAGGAGGGAAGGAAAAGGCTAACGAGAAGAACGAGAAGGAGAGGATTAAAAAGATTACAGGGATGTAGTAATGAGGGGACTTAATTGTCCCCTTTATTTTGCCTTGAATTTCCCTAGGAAACTATAACAAACTCTTCTGCCCTTCCTCTAAGTACCAATCAAACTCTATGTGACAATCCACACATGCTTTCTTATTGATACTTGTGAAGGTGAGTAGGTCTTTGTTCCCACACTGAGGACACTCTTTGGTAGTTACTTTCTCACTCATGATTCTCCATCCAATCTTCTATCATCATATCGATACAATGCTTTGCCTTAGCTAAGTCCTGTAATGGTGTACCCTTATCTTGATAACGAGTGACGTACTTAATAGCTGTATGCTGTAGTGCATTCAACTCATTAGCCATAGAGTATTCCATTGGCTGAATCTTAAGCTTAGAGTAGTGGTCACCTCCTACCTGAGTAGCTTTAGCAGAACCTAGGAATGGTTCATGTTCATCAGGTGTATTGGCCTCCCCTTGTGAGAAGATATTCCTTGACCATATTTCGTCTTCGTTTATGTACTGGGGGTTTATGAAGGTGGGTTCAACTTTATTCATAACTTCTATCCTCTAACTGTCCTTCTAGTTCTGAGAACTTATTAATAATAATATCCTCATTCCTATTCACT